GAGGAGATCAGCCGGGTGACGCAACATTTGGTGGCACAATACCAGAATCAAGAGATCCGAACCTAGATGTTGACATTGGAGCCGCTGGCCTTGGTGTTGAGCCTCCTGCTGGCGCTAATGATGGTGAAGGTGATGTGCTAATTGAAACAAAGCCAACGCTTGATGACGGCGGAGAAAATGATGCCACACCGAAACAAACCCCTCCTACAGACCCGTTTGAAGCGGCTCTTGTAGAGGCCATGAAGGATTATGAAGATACTAAGGCTGGGAAAGACACTGGCACCAAAGATGTTGATTATTACAAAAATGAATTTGCAAAAGCTACTGGTATAGACACATCTGGACAGGTGGATAAATCACAAGCTTTAATGGCTTTTGGTCTAGCCCTCATGCAGAACAAAGCTGGAAAAGGTTTTGATGTAGGTAATATGTTGAGCGCAGTCGGAGCGGCTGGCGAAAAAGCTCAACCGCTATTAGCTAAAGCAAAATCAGAAGCTCGTGCGGCTCAATTAGCTAGTGGGAAGTACGCTCTTAATCAAATATCAAAAGATAAAACAGCGGAAGCTGCTAAATTAGCTACGAAACAAAAATATATACAAGAACTTAGAAAAGAGAGAATGAGTGCTTTATCAAGTTCATTGCTTGCTCAACAAGAGCATATGTACGACATGCAAAAAGTAAGACTTGAAAATGAAGGGAAAATTGCGGCAGCAAATGCTAAAGGCAATGCGGATATTGCAAAACTTCAAAATGAATTTACTGGAGAAAAAATGTTTAATCCAGTAGAGGCAAAAAAGAATATTACAATGCACGTTGCTAATAGAAAAAGCACTGGAGGCGAAGTATTTACCAAACCCTTAACAGACGTTCCTTTGATTGCAAAAGGATATGCTGATTCTCTTGATGGAACCGCTTCAATAGATAAAATGGTTAATTTGATCACAGAGGCTTCTCAAGCCTCTACTACTGGCGGTTTGGCAGGACAACAACTTTTTGAATTTGTACAAAAAAGAGCCGCTGCTTTTGGTTTAAATTTAAATGAAGATGAAAGTGGAAAAAATGTTGGCCCTGTAGCCGAGGCAGACGCAATCAAACAAAGAATTATTGCTCAATACAAAAGATTTTTAACACAAGAAACTGGAAACGGAATTTCAAATACTGATATTGATAGATTAGCAGCGTCTTTAGGTCAGGTTAATTTCTTTACTAATCCTCAAGAAGCAATACTTAGATTGCAAGAAACAAGAAAAATATTTGAATCTTCGACTCAAGCGTTTCAAATGGCTCTTACAGAGTATGGAGATAAAGACAGATATTTTAATGATGACATTTACGAGAAAACTCAAGCAAAATTACAAGAAGCTGCTATGGGGTCTATTGGGCTTGGAAAAGACTCTGCCAACATATTCACAGACCCAGACACTGGTATAAAAACCATAAGCTATAAAATTTCTTAGGAGCCGTTATGGGTGAAATAAACGTACAACTTCCAAACGAAATTTTAAAGTTTGAATTTGCTGGTGATAAACCAACAATTGAAGAACAGTTTAAGATTTCTAATATTGTTCGTGATAAAAGAAGACAAATTAAAGCACAAGAGTCTGCTGGTAAATCTGCTCAACAAGAACAATTGTTTGACACATCATCTGGTATTAAAGACGCTAAATTAAGAGCTTTGTTATCTACTGCTGAGACATCAGGGGAAGAAGAAGCACAGCTTCAAAAGCTTTATGGGCTTGGCGAAGGTGACTACACCCGTGACAATCGCGGTAGATTAGCCATAACCAAACAAGGTGGCACAAAGCTTGGCATGGAGCTTGAGAAGGACACTCTTGTTGATGAAGAGGGGTTCTCTCGCTACGACTTTGCTGATTTAGCTGGTATAGTGCCAGACATTGCTGGTGGTGTTGGCGGTACAATTGGTGGCGCAGCTTTAGGCACAGCTTTACTTCCGGGTATAGGTACGTTTAATGGTGGCGTTCTTGGCGCTGGCTTTGGAACTGCTGGTGCTGGTGCAGTTGAAGAGGGCGTTGAGGCTCTTGCTGGAGTGTCGAGGCAGACCGCTGGCGAAATAGCTACTGATCTTAAAAACGATTTTCTTATTGGTGCTGGTTCTGAATTATTCATTGGCGGTGCAATTAGAATTGTCGCGCCTTTCTTTAGGGGCATGAAAGGCAGAAAATTAGAAGGACAAGACCTTGAGACTGCTGGCATTTCACTAACGCCTATTGAAGAAGGTGGCTTTGGAATACAACCCGCTTTAGGTAATGTTGGTGGATCTAGTCTTCTTGCTAGACAGCAGACAATAAGTGAAAAAGTTGCTGGTGGAGCAACAAAAAGATTGCGTACTAATTTTAAGAATATGCAAACAACCATTGGAAAATACAAGCAAGCAGTGGGGGCTGATGCCAGTGCGCCAATATCTGCATCTTCTGCTGAAGAAGCAGGAGAGGCTATTATTTCCTCAGTAAAGACTCAAGCTGCCAAAATAAGTTTTGCTGAAGAAGCCGCAAAAAAAGCTGTGTTAGAAGAGTTTGATGCTTTAGCTCAAGGATTGGGCGCGGCAGCAGCAAAAAATCAAAACCTAGATCAATCAATATTTAAAGATCTTACAGTTGCTTTAAAAAACTTTGACGATTTAAATGCTACTAAATTTGGATCAATTGATGCTGTGCTTAAAAATGAAGCTGGTGATGCTGCAATTCTTTCAACATCAGGTTTAAAAGAAGCTGCAAAAATTTTGGAGGGAAGATATAGCTCTGCAATTGCGGCAGGTGGTCTTTCTCCAAAAACAGCTTCAGAAGCCGCAGCCGCCTCTTCTATCATTAGTGGTTTTAAAGATTTAGGCGAAAAAGCTTCATTTACACAATTGTATAATTTGCGTAGAGAGCTTTTTGACGCAAGCTTTACGTTCAAGGGCAGAGGTGGAGGAACCCAATTAGAGAGTGCAGTCAATCTTTTAGATAATGTAATGTCAAAAGAGGCTATTGAACAAGGGATTAAAGGATTAGATATTGACGCTCAAAGTTATAATCTTCTAATGAAAGCAGCCGATGAACTCCCTGCCGCTAGAGGGTTTTACAAAGATGGCAAAACAGCGATAGAAAACATGCAGTCCGCCGCCAGTCTTTCTGGTCTTACCGATGCCGTTCAAAGCGGAACAATTATGGCTAAGACTGATTTCTTAAAAAACATTGTTGCCAACAAATTCCCAGAGCCATTAACAAGAACTTTAAAAGTCATAGAAATGAATGCTGTTAAAGGTCAGGATGGCAAGGCTATGGCTGAAGCGTTCAGAAAAAAGTTATCTTCAGAGTGGCTTGCTGACGCAGTTGCTAAAACTGCATCAAAGGGTACTGATCCATTAGCATTTAAAGGGTCTTACTTCTCACAGGCGATTGATGATTTAGGCTCGACTGGCAAAGTGTTGTTTGGTGATAGCTATGATGATGTTGTAAAACTTGCTGATGAAATTAGGTTAACAACAATACCGGGCAAAACAAGCACAGTTGATGTTGAAGCTGCTCTTACAACTTTAGGAGCTAACAACGCTCCTGTTCCTTTGGTGGAGGCTTTAGAGGGCATAGCATCAGCACAAAGATCTAAGGCTTTATTTGAGCAAAGCTCCTTGTTGAAGTCTATTGCAGCGGGTGAGGCTGGCCCTGCCTTGACTAAGACTGCCGCAGAAAACATTGCTAGACCCGGAGCAAAGACCGCAGACATTGTTAAGGTGATGGACTTTTTAGATCCTGCCGCACAACAACAAGTTAGACAATTTTATCTCTCCAACCTTTTAGATGACTTTGGAAGCGATGCTCTAATTAACGGCACTGCGTTAAAAAAGTTTTCCAGATCTTTAATAGAAGCATCACAAGGCGGAAAGCTTCAGGCTGTATTTGGTAAAGAAATGGGCGATGACATAGCTCAATTTGGTCGTGTGCTGGAGCTTAACGCAAGAACCGTTGCTGGTGGTGATCTGGTCGCAGCTAATATTGCCGCCAATCCATTAGAAAACATTATGGATATTCTTAGACTGTCAGTAACAGGCAATCTCTTAACGCATGCCCCAATCTACAAGCGCATCTTAAAAGATTACAAAGCTTTAAAAAGCGGGTTGCCTCCAAAAGAAAGATCAGCCGCACTGGGTAAGATAATAGGCTCTGCTTTAACACAAGCTCCGGGTCAAGCTTTGCAAGAAGGCGCTCGTGAGGCGAAAAAACAAATTCGTGCTGTGGCTGACAATACAGGATTAACCGAACAATTGTCCGCAATTCAAAACCAAATGACTGCGCCAAACGCAGCATCTAGTCTTGGAGGGGTAAGTGTGACACAACCAACAGCCCCAGCAGGAACCAGTACAATTCGACAACAGGCAGCAGCTAACCCCGGTGTAGCTCAAGCTTTGGGCATTAGAGGCCCAACGGCAGGTCTGTTAGGAACAGGAAACCCATAAGATGAACAAAGATAGATTACGCGAAGAAATAGCCGCTGACGAGGGCTGTAAGTATGAGGTATATTTGGATCATCTTGGTCTTCCTACTTGTGGAGTTGGTCACTTAATCACCGAAAACGATGTTGAGCATGGCAAACCAGTCGGCACCGTTGTTGAACAGGAGCGAGTTAGAGGCCTGTTCGCATTAGACATAGCAGTAACCATAGACGAGTGCAAAGTTTTGTACCCAGACTTTGATGACTTTGACGAAGAGCTACAACATATATTGTGCAACATGATGTTCAATATGGGTCGGCCTCGACTGTCAAAATTCGTTGGTATGAAAGCTGGGATTGATGCCCGTGACTACAACGAAGCCGCAGACCAGATGGTAGATTCCAGATGGTATACTCAAGTGCCAAATCGTGCTAGAAGATTAGTAGATAGGATGAGAGCTTTACATACTGAGGAATAGATTATGCCCCTTCAGAAGATATTATTTAAAGCAGGCGTAAACCGTGAAAAACCTGCGTACGCAGCAGAAGGCGGTTGGTATGAGAGCGATAAGGTACGATTTCGCCAAAGCTTGCCGGAAAAGATAGGGGGGTGGGAGCGTATTTCTGCAACCACTTTTCAAGGTGTGTGTCGGTCACTTTGGAATTGGATTACACTAGGGAGCCTTAATTACATCGGTGTAGGCACTAATCTTAAGTTTTACGTAGAGTTGGGTGGCGCGTACAATGATATCACACCGATCCGAACTACTACGTCTGCAGGTGCGGTTACTTTCTCCGCCACAGATGGCTCATCAATTATAACAGTAACAAATACATCTCATGGGGCTATCGCAGATGATTTTGTTACTTTCTCTGGCGCTGCTTCTTTAGGAGGAGACATAACCGCAGCAGTTCTTAATCAAGAATATCAAATAGTCGCGGTTACTGGGTTAAACACTTACACCATAACAGCTAAAGACACATCCGGTGCTACAGTTACAGCTAATGCTAGTGATAGTGGCAATGGTGGGGGCTCTGTTGTTGGGGTTTATCAGATAAATACAGGATTCGCGTACTCTATACCCCTAACAGGTTGGGGTGCAGGCACTTGGGTCGCCGGTCCTTGGGGTATAGGTGGTGTTTCTTCAAACGCTATTCGGTTGTGGAGTCAACAGAACTTTGGGGAAGACCTTGTATTTGGGCCTCGTAATGGCTCTATATTTTATTGGGACGCTACAAATGGCGCAAGCACGCGTGGGGTTTTGCTGTCCAGTCTTGGAGGAGCATCTGACGTGCCAATACAGCAACAAGTGTTGTTAGTATCAGACATCAACAGATTTGTGTTTTGTTTCGGAACTAATGATATCGGTACATCTGTTGTCGACCCTATGCTTATTCGTTGGTCTGACCAAGAAAGCGCGGTCAACTGGACACCTTCAGCTACTAACCAAGCAGGTAGTCTTCGATTGTCCAGCGGGACTGAAATTGTAGCTGCATCGCAAGCACGTCAAGAAGTGCTAGTATGGACTAATTCTGCGTTATATTCCTTGCAATATGTAGGCGCACCAGCTGTTTGGGCAGCGCAGCTTGTTGGAGAAAATATATCTATAGCTTCGCAAAATGCCGTAGCTTACGCTAATGGCGTAGCTTATTGTATGGGCAGAGATAAATTCTACAAATATGATGGTCGTACACAGCCACTACGTTGTGACTTACGGCGGTTTATATTTAGTGATTTTAATGATGCTCAGTACGATCAAGTATTTGCAGGTACTAATGAAGCTTTTCACGAAATATGGTGGTTCTACTGTTCTAACAATCAAACCGATATTGATAGGTACGTAGTATATAATTACTTAGAAGATATATGGTATTACGGCACTTTAGCACGTACCGCGTGGCTTGATTCTGGGCTACGTGATTACCCACTTGCTGCTACATATAGCTATAACTTGGTAAACCATGAACTAGGTGTAGATGATAATGAAGGCGCAACTACGCAACCTATAACCGCGTCTATATCTTCTGCACAATTTGATTTAGATGACGGACATAGGTTTGCTTTTGTGTGGCGGGTGCTGCCAGATATAGAATTTACAGGTTCTACCAGTAATACTCCGGCAGCTACTATGACATTACTTCCCCTTGCTAATTCAGGTTCTGGGTACAACAATCCAACATCTCAAGGAGGTTCTAACACTGGCACAATTACTAGAAGTGCAGTGTTGCCTGTTGAGCAATATACAGGGCAACTCAATACTAGAGTTCGAGGTAGACAAATGGCTGTAAAAGTAGAGTCTACCGCTGCAGGAGTTACGTGGCAGTTAGGTACTCCTAGAATAGATATGCGCCCTGATGGTAGGCGCTAATGGCTAATGTAATCAACAAAGTAGAACCGCCAGCTCTGCCGTTAGCACCAGAACAATACAACCGTCCATTTATAGATCAGAATAGTAACATTCTACGGCTGTTTTTTAATCGTATTGCAAGTACGCTTGGAGCGCTTCTTGATACTGACAACGGGGGTAAGTTTGTACATTTCCCCTACGGAGTATTTTATAGTACCGCAGATCAAACAGCTTCTAACGCAAATACAGGATACGCGGTAACTTTTAACACTATTCGTGCAAATAACGGTGTGAGTGTAACTAATAACTCTAGAGTTACTGTTGCTAACGACGGAGTGTATCATGTAAAAACCACATTACAACTAACGTCTAGTAGTAGTTCTTCTAAGACCATATCTATTTGGTTAGCAATAAACGGCACGGCACAAGCATACAGCGCGCACGAATATATTATCTCAGGTTCCGGCGGTAAAGATATTGCTAATTGGAATAGCTCTTTAACCCTTTCAGCAAATGATTACATAGAGGTTTTTTGGGCTACGGATGACACTAACGTAAGCTTAGATGCAAGCGGAGCATCATCTCCACGACCTGCCGTAGCGTCTGCGGGAGTAGCATTAACATTTGTAAGTAACTCATAGTTAAGTTTGATAACAAGTTATGGTGTATAAAAGCAAAACTTGCATATTCTTAAGTATTTTGTATATTGAAATGCCCTTATCTAGGAGCGACAAATGGATTTTCTTGAACTTTTTAACCGTTGTGCAGAATTAGCTGTAGTCCGTGAAGATATTTTTACACGCGCCATTTCTATGGATACTTCTGTAACAGAAAACGCTACTGGGCTAGACAGCTTAGACGGTGTTTTAACATATCAATATATCTCTGAAGTGTTTGATTTAGATGATGAAGCGACTATGAACATGCCTACAACATCCATACAAGACCTTAAAGATTATTGTGATAAACATAAAAATAGAGACTTCAATACTGTTGAAGAAGCTATGGAGGTCATAGGATGATTTATATGACCTATTCTGCTACGGCATGCACTGAAGAAATTCATACATATGAGGATATAGCTTTCCCGCAACGTGCGCATGTAATGCCTGATACGTTTCGTAACGCTAAAACTGGGCTAGCGTACCCATCACATAACATGTTTAGTAAAGTTATTACGGCTGAAGCTATAAAATACGTTACAGAAAACCCTGTAAAAGGTAAGACAGCGTTTATTTTTGCTGCAGGTACTCAAGGTTGGGTAGGAACTCAGTCACGTTACGATAAAAATCCTGAAGCTGAATTGCATTACAAAACTAAACTACCTTTTATTACGTTAACGACTATATACGCAGGACGAGTCGCAGCAATGTTCCACGCTCACGATCATGTGTCT